TCATATATCTATTGTGTTGCTTATTAAGATTATTAGGAGCGAAGTAATGGCCACACAGAAGCAATGCGCTGCCCACCTATTTATGTCCACGGAGCGCTTCAATGTCCTCCTAAATGACGGTGTAATCAAGCGTATGCCAGCAGGAAAGTACGACTTAGACATTGTCCGAGAAGAGTATATCAAGCATGTCCGAGATATTGCATCAGGACGTTCTGGCAACATGAAAGCCAACCTAGATTTGACCGAAGAACGTGCAAGATTAGCCAAAGAGCAAGCCGATTCCCAAGAGATGAAGAACTCAGTACAACGTGGTAGTCTTGTGCAGATTGATGATGTAGTAGATATTGTGGAAGAACAGTTTATTGCTTTACGTGCAAAACTATTAGGGATGCCTACTAAGATAGCACCGCTTGTATTTGCATCCTCTGATCTGCGTGAAGCTAAATCTATATTTGAAGAAGGTGTACTTGAGGCACTAGATGAGTTGGTCGGATACAACCAGAGAGAAGCAGAAAGGCTTGCTGAGAGTCTCGCTGATGAAAGCGATAGCAAGCAAGATAAAGCCCCCGCCAAAGCTGACGGTTAGCGAATGGGCTGACAAATACAGGCGTCTTTCCCCAGAAGCATCAGCCGAGCCTGGCCAGTGGAAGACAGCCCGCGCAGAATATCAGCGAGGCATCATGGATGCTGTGTCTGACCCAGAAGTAGAAAGCGTTGTTGTGATGAGTTGTGCCCAAGTCGGCAAGACCGAGATCATCAACAACATGGTTGGCTATCATATAAGCCAAGATCCAGCACCTTTGCTTGTCGTGCAGCCCTCTCTTGAGATGGCCCAAACATGGTCTAAAGATCGCCTCTCCACGATGATCAGAGACACCCCAGCGTTAAGCAAGCTCATCAAAGATCCACGCAGTCGAGACTCTGGCAAGTTTATCATGGTATCCACCCCAACAATCAAGGGCATATCACGCATTGAGGCGGCCTACGAAGAGTCCGACCAGCGTGAATACCATGTTCCCTGCAAGGATTGTGGTGAATATGCACCTCTTTCATGGCAAAACGTACATTGGGAGTCAAATATGCCAGCTACAGCGCATTACGTGTGCAAGCATTGCGGCAGCGTTTGGGATGACACAGACCGTATGCGTGCCATAGCAAAGGGCCAATGGATAGCTGCCAAGCCGTTCAACAAGGTCGCTGGCTTCCGCTTGAATGGCCTAAACAGTCCATGGTTGAAACTAGAAGACGCAGTTTACGACTTCTTGGAAGCCAAAAAGATGCCTGAGACACTCAAAACTTGGGTGAATACCTTCTTGGGCGCTCCATGGGAGGATACAGGTGATAGGCTCGATGACGAAATACTTAGCCGACGCAAAGAAAAGTATGTAATGCCTACAGATGTTGTAGTATTGACGGCAGGTATTGACGTACAAGATGATAGACTTGAAGTAGAAATAGTTGGTTGGGGCAAGGATTACGAAAGCTGGTCAATAGAGTATCACAGGCTATACGGTGATCCATCAAGTCCAAACTTGTGGACCGACTTGGACAGAGTATTACAACGTAGATGGCCCCACGCAATACAGGGTAAGATAAGTATTACCGCAAGTTGTATTGATACAGGCGGCCACCATACTCAGTCAGTCTATGCGTACTGCAAGAAGAGATACGGGGATCGCGTCTTTGCCATTAAGGGCGTCGGTGGAGAAGGCAAGCCAATCGTTGGCAAGCCAAGTAAAAATAACATAGGCAAAGTAAAGCTATTCCCAGTAGGAGTTGATACAGCAAAGGAGCTTGTCTATTCACGGCTACAAATCCAAGATGCAGGGCCTGGCTATTGCCATTTCCCTGAGAACTACGATGAGGAATACTTTAAACAACTTACGGCAGAGCAAGTTATAACAAAATACCACAAGGGCTTCAAAAGACGCGAATGGCAGAAGATCAGACCACGCAATGAAGCACTTGATTGTAGGGTATATGCTTTAGCGGCTTTGTCAATAACCAATATTGATGTTAATATGTTGGCAGAGCGTAAACAAAAGAAGCAGGAAGAGGTCGAGCCGGAGCAGCAGAAGGTCAGGCAGGCGCAGAGAGCTTACCGTAGTCGCAACAACTTTGTGAATCGTTGGAGATAGCATGGCCAACCTATTTGACCCAGAAAATTCGCCTACTACTGAGCCTGAGACAATCATCGTAGGCGATTTTATTCAGTGGCGCAAGACACAAGCATATATCGACTATCCACCGTCTACCTATTCTATGGAATATGTTGCACGAATCACAGCAGGTGGCAGTACAGAAATCAAAATAGCAGGCAGTGACTACAACTCATCTGCGTGGCTATTCCAAGTATCAAGTGTAACATCCACAGCTTTTGTAGCAGGGTTTTATCACTGGCAATTAGAAGCAGTACGAAATTCAGACAGCGAAAGACTGGTCATTGAGCGTGGTACATTCACAGCAGTAGCCGATCTGGACGTCAATGGCGCAGATCCACGCACCCACGCTGAAATAATGGTAGACAAAATACAGGCTGTACTTGAGAATAGAGCAGATTCAGACGTTGATGATTATAGTATTGCTGGCCGTTCTTTAACCAAAATGAAAGTAAAAGATCTGCTATACTGGCGTGACTACTATCGTGCGGAAGTATTAAAGGAAAAGCGCCAAGAACTTATTAATCGCGGCAAGCGTGTCAAATCTACAGTAAAGGTTCGGTTCTAATGGGAATGTTTGACTTCTTCAAGCGCGATAAGCAAAGGCCCAAAAGAGGCCAAGCCCAGCGCAACTACAAAGGGGCAGGCTATGGCCGACTCTTTGGTGACTTTATCAGCACAAGCAATTCAGCCGATTCTGAGCTAAGGTACAACCTAGAGACACTTAGGAACCGCAGCCGTGAACTGGTGCGAGATAATGAATTTGCAAAGCGATATGTAACACTGGTTAGAACGAACGTAATCGGTGAGCAAGGATTCCAGCTACAGGTTAAGGCACGCAACTCAGATCGCAGCCTAGATGCATCAGGTAATGCAATTATAGAAAATGCATTCCGCAAGTGGGGCAGGCTAGGCAACTGCACAGCAGATGGCCGTATGTCTTGGGTGGATTTACAGCGCCATGTAGCAGAGGCACTTGTTCGTGATGGTGAGGTATTCCTAAAGAAACTCAGTGGCCGAGCATATATGCACAACTTTGCCCTGCAAGTGCTTGAAGCAGACATGGTAGACCATGACAAAAATGAAACACTTGAGAACGGCAACCAGATCCGCATGGGCGTCGAGCTAAACGAGTACCATAGACCCGTGGCTTATTGGGTGCTTACCCGCCACCCTGGTGACGTACACTTTGCCAATCGCCAGTCAAGCCGTCACAAGCGCATCTCAGCAGATGAAATTATCCACATCTTTATGCCAAACAGGTCACACCAAACCCGTGGCGAGCCTTTCATGGCTCCTGTTCTGGCATCTCTCAAGCATATGGCTGCCTATCGTGAGTCAGAGATTATCGCGGCACGCATTGGCGCATCCAAGATGGGCATAATTACCACACCTACGGGTGACGAGTTTATAGGCGATGACGTGCAAGATGGCGTGCCCATGATAGACATGGAGCCTGGTTCATTCTACCAGCTACCCATGGGCCAGAAGATTGACCCGCTAGACTTTGACCATCCCAACAGCGGCTTTGCTGAGTTTGAGCAGGCTATCCTGCGTGGCATTGCCAGTGGCCTAAACGTGTCTTACGCCAGCCTATCCAATGACCTGTCCAGCGTGAATTACTCGTCCATCAGGCAGGGCGCACTTGATGAGCGCGACGGCTATCGCATGCTCCAGTCTTTCCTGATCCAGCATTTTGCCGAGCCTGTATTCATGGCATGGCTTGCATCAGCCATGGACTTTGGCGGCATACCTATCCCAGCTAACAAGTTTGACAAGTTTTCTGACAATGTGCATTTCCGCGCAAGAGGATGGTCATGGGTAGATCCACTCAAGGAGATCAATGCAAGTGTCGTTGGCCTAAATAACGGCATACTTAGCTTGCAGGATGTGGCAGCGCATTACGGGCGTGACGCAGAAGAAACCATGAACCAGATCCAGCGCGACAAAGAGATGGCCAACAGTCTTGGCCTGAAGTTTGGCTTTGAGCCATTTGGCGTGCAGAAGATGGCCGCAGAATCGGAGTATGGCGATGAGTGAGTCCTACAAACCAACGCAAGGCATGATTGATGAAGCCAAGAAAGGCTTGGAGTGGCGCAGTGAGTTTGGCCGTGGCGGTACTGAGGTGGGCATTGCCAGAGCCAGAGACATATCAAACGGCAAGAACCTGTCCGAAGATACAGTAAAACGCATGTTCAGCTTCTTCTCCCGCCATGAGGTAGACAAGGAAGCAGAAGGGTTTCGCCCTGGTGAGGACGGCTATCCAAGCAACGGCAGAATTGCATGGGCTTTGTGGGGTGGTGACGCAGGATTTTCTTGGAGTCGTAATATTGCTGAATCGTTAGACGATGAAGAACGCCAATACTTGGAAGAAGAGCGTGCCGAGGAAATAACAGGCGCAATGAAGACTGCCTTGGAAAATAAAGTAGAAGAACACAACGAAGAATATGGCAATACTAAAACCAAGCGAGTTACGTATAGGATGCTTGCAGCAGTATTCCGCAGAGGAATAGGGGCCTTCAAAACGAATTCTGAGAGCGTGCGTCCTAATGTAAAGTCACCTGAGCA